GACAAAATAGCACATATAACCAACAAGCCACATCAGGGGTTACTGCATCAGTAGGTGTTTGGTATCACGTTGTAGGAACTTTAGATTCAAGCGGAAACGCACAAATATACGTTAATGGTTCAGCAGGGACAGGTATAACGTCTGCTCCAACAATGACTAATTCAAATAATTTTGAAATTGGTTCTTTTACATCTACGACTGCGATATTAAATGGTGTTATTGACCAAGTAAGATTCTTTGACAAAGCCGTATCATCAAATGAAGTAACAACCTTATACGGGGAAACAGCAGCATCGGCTACAAAGTCTACAACAGATATATTTAATGATAGTAGTGGTATTGCACTTTATGAGCTTGAGGGTAATGCTAATGATAGCGGAAGATATGGAAGTGGAGCAATAGATGATGGACAGAGTGCGGTGTTTAATGGAAGTAGTAGTGTAATATCAATTCCTTCTACCAACACAACGCCAATAGATTTTTCTACTGAAAATTGGACAATTTCCTGGCGGATGTATCTTAACGTTCTTGGACAAAATAAACAAATTATTGGTAGATGGGGAGCCTCTCCAGGAGTTGTATTTTTATTTAGAACATTAAGCTCAGGTGGTATTGATTTTTATGAAAGAGATGGTACAACGAGTTATTTACAATCTTCCGCTGGAGGGACAGTCACAGCTGGCCAATGGTATCATATGACATATACTCGGTCAGGTACAGAAGCTAAATTTTATTTAGATGGCTCTCTTAACAAAACAATGACTCGCACAAATGCTATTAATCAAGGCGGTACAGAACCTATTAATATAGGAGGTAATGGTAGTAGCGGAATAGATGGCAAAATAGACCAAGTAAGATTTTATTCATCTGCCTTATCAGCATCAGATGTAGAAGCATTAGTGTCAGAAACGAATGCGCCTAGTGCTAACCTTTCTGCTCATTATAAATTAGATGGTGATGTAACAGATGAAACAGGAAACTACAATGGTACTGCAACATCAATAACATATTCAGATCCTGCTGAACACCCTGTATACAACGGAACAGCAACAAATGTAACCTACGGCTATGACGGAACACCTACTAATGTAAGTTTTGTAGGAACTTCATTCCAACCCGATTTTGTTTGGATAAAAAGAAGAAGCGCTACAGAAAATCACGCGATATTTGATAGTGTAAGAGGGGTTCAAAAAGAAATAAATTCAAACAGGACAAATGCGGAGTCTACTAAAACAAACGCTGTAAGCTCTTTTAATTCAAATGGTTTTACTACAGGAGATAATGGGGCAACTAATGCATCAGGTCAAACATACGTAGCTTGGAACTGGAAAGCAGGGGGAACGGCAGTATCAAACACTGATGGTACCATTACGTCATCTGTTTCTGCTAATCAGGATGCAGGTTTTAGTATTGTAAAATATACAGGTAATAGTACAGCGGGGGCTACTGTAGGGCATGGACTTTCAACAGCACCGCAACTAATAATTATTAAAAATTTAAATGTTGTAGGCGGTTCATCAAAAAACTGGACAGTATATTCAGAAACATTAGGAAACACTGATTATCTATATTTAAATACATCTTCCCAAGCACAAACTTATAATTTTTGGAATAACACTTCGCCAGTAAGCGATAAATTTACTGTTTCTTCAGATACAAATGTAAACAGTTCTTCAGGCAACTACATCGCATATTGCTTCCATTCAGTAGATGGTTATCAGAAGATAGGGAGTTATACGGGGACAAGCGGAAGTGTTACAGTTAGTGATGTAGGATTTCAACCAAGATTTGTGTTAATAAAAGGAGCAACAGCAGGAGCTTCATTCGGAGGAAGTTGGTTGATTGTTGATAGTATAAGGGGTGATGGAGGATTTAATACTGCTAAATTTTTAGAACCGCATTCAAGTGGTGCTGAATTTACAAACGGTGTATATGGAGTAACATTCACTTCAAATGGTTTTACAATACCATCAGGTTCATCAGTAAATCTAAACACTAATAATGGAACATTTATCTATTTAGCAATAGCATAAACAATGGAAGATTTGAAGATATATATAAAAAAAATAAATAAACAACACAAAAAATGCCTAGAATAAATACATACCCAGGGGACCCATCTTTTACTGATGACGATAAGTTATTAGGCATAGACTCGGCTACAGGCGGAAGTGCTACATATACATTAGGTCAGCTAACCACATACTTTAATACAGGAGGTGCTACTAATACAAATTACTATTTAGATGGTATAACACAATCAGGAAATGTATTAACGTTCTCTGTAAATGGTGCAACCAATCAAACATTTACTTTTGGTTCTGCCGCTTTTGCTGCAACAACTGATTTTGCAGCTGTAAATCATTCGCATGCACTAGGAGACGTTGTAGGTACGAATAGTATAACTTCAACACAATTAAATGTAGATGGTAATGGTACATCAGGACAATACCTAATATCTGATGGTGACGGTAGCTTTAGTTGGTCTACAGTTACAAATCCTGCTGATACAAACTTTTATTTAGACGGAATAACAAAGTCTGGAGAAACACTTACATTCAGTGTTAACGGTGCATCCAACCAATCTTATACATTTGGTGAGGGTGCATTTTTATCTGTAACGGATATTACTAATCAAGTAAAAACCGCTATAACTGTAGCGGACTTACCTAGTTTAGGTACGTTGGCAACACTTGATAGTGTAGGCGGTGGTAACATAAACAATGAAGCAGTATCAACTGGTAAAATACAAGACGGTGCAATAACAGAACCCAAACTTAGTGTTTCAAATTCTGCAGTATCTGGTTATGTATTAGCATCGGACGGTGCAACAGGTATGACTTGGGTTGCTAATTCAGGAGCTAACTATTATGTAAATGCAATTACTAAGTCTACAAATACATTAACATTTGAAATTGCAGGTGGCTTAGCCTCTAGCAGCTGGCCAACATATACGTTTGGTGATGCTGCATTTAAATCAACAGGCACCACATCTGGAAATGTAGCAGCAGGTAACCATGTACATGACATGTCAGCTATAACAAATGCAGGCACACTAGCTACATTAGACGCTGTAGGTACAAATGAAATAACAAATAGTGCGGTAACTATAAATAAACTATCTCCATCGGTTGGATCTAACGGACAGTTTTTGACTATTACAGGTGGTAATTTAGCATGGGCTACTATAAACACTACAACTGTAGACTTTTTATCTTTACCTAATACACCTTCATCTTTTTCAGGTACTGGCGGTCAATACTTAAAAGTAAATTCAGGTGCTACAGCTGTTGAGTTTGCAGCGCTTGCTGTAGGCAAAACAGATATAACTACAACCAATTCTGGTTCTGTAGGTAAAATATTAGGTGTTGATAGTAATGGTGATCTTGAATGGACAGATAAGTCAAGTACAGGTGCTGGATCTATATTGCCAACAAATCTTAATGGTTTAACAACTAACGGATCATCAGGACAATTAATACAAACAGACGGTGACGGCACATTCAGTTATGTAGCTGCAGGGGGTGTTGCAAATGATTCAATAACATTTACTCAGCTTGCTAATCAATTTAAAACCGTAGCAAGTGCAGTAACACTAAGTTCTAGCTCAGCAACAGCAACTTTAGATTTTGCAGCATCAGCGGTATTCCAAGTTACATTACCTTCCGACGCAACTAATACTTCTATTGTGTATAGCAATAATGAAATTGGTATGACTAAAATAATAAAAGTAACAGGTACTGGAGGTTCGGGTACACCAACTATAACAGGTACAAAATTATCAGGTACATTAGATCAAACAAACAGTACAGTAAACTATATACAGGTTACTTGTTTAGGAGCATCTGAATTTATCTATACAATATCACAAGCATAATGTTTCCAGCTAGTATATTACAAGGTACATATAATCAAAGCAGTGGTAGTGGAAGCGGTATAGACCCTATTACAGCACCAGGTACTGGCACAGTTTTAGGCTATTATGTTCAAAATGGAAATTTTGTAGACCTTATAATTACAAGTAGCAATAACCAAACACCTGTAGAAGCAAAAAGATTATATACTACTTCTGAATCACCTGACATAAATACTGGTTTATATGCATATTTTTCAGGCTCATTACAAGTGGGGACAGTATTATATTCTGGTACATCACAAGCAGTAACATTTGCAGGTGCTTATACCGGCGGATATATGACAAATGACTATGCTCATTTTGCAATGAAACCAGATGGAGGATCTTGGGGAGGGTCGCAGCCTGATCCATCTAATTTTTATTGGATTACTATACAAAAATCAAATTCAACTGTAACAGCTATTACTGAAAATGTAAATGTTACTACTAATACTCTTAAAGATGTTGGGACTAATACAAACGGTTTACCTAATTCAAGTTATGGAGGATTTGTTCTTAACAATAGCGCTTATAATTCTCATACAGCAGCTTTAGCAGCAAGTTTAACATCATCTCAAAATCTTGCTACATTTTATGATGGGCCAGGAAATTATCCAAAAACTCACGACAGAGTGTATGTAGCAAATACAGGGCAGCAAAGTTTTGCAGCTCTTATATGGGGAGGAATAGGGTGGCATCCATTTACAAAAACAGGTAGTTCTATAGATTATGCTGTTCAAATGGGATACGCATCTACTAGCGGAGCTAATTCAAATACACTACCAAGAGCGCAGAACAGTGATTTATGGATAAGTGAAATAAGAAATTCAAGTGGCAATATAGTAACTGAAATAACATAAAAAAAAATAATTGAATGTAATATAATATATAACCAAAAACAATTTATAAACCTTAAAACCAAATACCTATGACGTATTTTTATTATAAGACCAATACGTGGTCTAACGAAACTAACCAAATATCTGAAGAAACCAAAAAAGAGTGGAAACGTTATGCAAAGAAAAAAAACTGGCGGATTACACAATTACCAAATGGTTATTACCAAACAGAATGGAAAGACAATAAAGATAGCTGGATCAGTGTCACAAGAAGAGAAACTGTTGACGGTGCTGAAAAAGCAATTGACTCTTCTATTGAACACTACACAAAAAAGCTAAAATTAGCAGAAGGCCCTGTAGTGGTAAAAACATTTGAATAAACAGTAATCTAAAATTTAATTTAATGGAATTTAATCAACCAAGCGAGATTGTTAAAGAACTTAACTTTGGCAATACTGCTCAGAGTAAAATTATGGCTGGAGTTGAAAAACTCGCCGAAGCAGTCTCGTCAACTTTAGGGGCATCGGGTAAGTGTGTTATATATGAAGACGCACTAGGAAAACCTATAGTAACAAAAGACGGAGTGACTGTTGCGAATAGTGTGGTGCTGATGGACCCAGTAGAAAACATTGGCGCGACCCTCGTTAAAGAGGCAGCACAAAAAACAGTGAAGGAAGCGGGTGATGGTACTACAACTAGTACTGTCCTCGCACACTCCATTTTAAAAGAGTTTGAAAAAAGCAAAGCTAAAGATTTGCGTCTTGTTAAAGAACAAATACTAGAAGCTACAAAAAAAGTAATTAATTATTTAGAAAGCTCTTCAACACCTGTTAAAGATGCAATGTTAGAGCACGTTGCTAATATATCAACTAATAACGATAAAAAGTTAGGAAAATTAATTGCAGATGCATATACTAAAGTTGGTGAAGGAGGCGTGGTCCTTATGGAAGAGTCTGATACTGATGAAACGTTTATAGAAATTATAGATGGTGTTCAGTTTGATAGTGGTTTAAAATCACAACATTTAATTACTGATAAAGAAAAAAATAAAGCAGAACTTGAAAAACCGCTAATATTATTAGTTGATTCAGAAATTTCAACTATTAGAAAAATACAAGCGGTATTAGAATTTGCTATTAAAAATAAAAGATCAATATTAATTATAGGCAACGTTTCACAGCAAGTTCAATCAGCGCTTATAATGAATAAGGTTAAAGGTAACATTAAAGTAAATGTTATTGACCCGCCTGGTTTTTCTAATTTACGTAGAGATATGTTAGATGATTTAGCTGCACTAACAGGTGCTACAGTCATTTCAGAAGAGTTAGGGGACGATTTAGATTTAATTAATGAATCAATACTAGGCGAAGCTCAAAAGTCCGTTACGGACGATAATAACACTGTTATAACTATATCTGAATTAACTGATGAAGTTAAAGATAGAATAGATGTTATTAATAAGCAGCTTAAAGAAGAAAAGAATCCTTATTTACTTAAAAAGCTAGAGCAGCGTAAAGCAATGCTTTCAGGAGGAGTTGGAATGTTATATGTAGGTGCAAACTCTAAAATTGAACTGAAAGAAAAGAAAGATAGAGTTGAAGATGCTATCTATGCTGTTAAAGCAGCATTAAAAGAAGGTATTGTACCTGGAGCTGGTGTTGCATTACATAATGCAGCTGATGATATAGCAAGCAATGATAATATAGGATATAAAATATTATTTACAGCTATTAAAGCTCCATATAAAAAAATATTAGATAACGCAGGTATAAAATACGGTCCTTATATGAAAAAGGGTTGGGGAATTAATGTTATCACAGGAGAAGGTACTAATTTAGTAAAAGAAGGTATAATTGATCCTGTTTTAGTTACAAAGACCGCTTTAAAAAATGCGGTATCAGTAGCAACAACTATTATGTCTGCAGATTGTATAATTTCTAACGTAAGAGAATCATAATGCAAGCTGTAAATAAATTTATTATAATTAAATCAATTAAGGAAGAAGTTAAACCAAATGAATCAGGTTTAATTCTTACAGAAAAACATCAGGATGATATACGATATAGAAAAGCTGAAGTGCGTTCTGTTGGTAATTACGTTGAAGGAATTACCTCAGGCGATAACATTTATTATGACCGGCATGCTGGGTACGGCATAGATTTTAATGGTGAATACTTACAGGTTATAAAAGAACAGGACGTTGTAGTTATATTATGAGATTAGAGTCTGATGATATTAGACGCATTGGTCTTTTTAAATATTATAGATTAGTTAGAAAATGGGCTTGTAAAACATATAAGCTAACCGACGCTGATCTTGAATTATTAATACATTTTGATTGCCTTGGCCGTTTTACACGTAATGATTACATTAAGGGTACATATATACATTCATGGGACAAACATCGCTGGGAGCGATTACGTAAAAATGGATGGATAGATATATATACAAAAAGAAATCATACTACAATTAAATACAATATATATAAAGTTTCAACACAGTGTAAACATCTTATTTCAAGAATTTATAGAATTCTTTTAGGACAAGAAGATTTACCTGTAACACAAAGAAGTGTGTTTAATAAAAACAAAACTTATAGTGATAAAGTATTTAATGCTGCTATAGATAATATGCACAAAGATAAAGAACGATAATGGGTTATAAAATGAAAAGCGATATAATGTCGCTAATACACGAAAGCAAACCTTCACTGAAAGAGAATTTAGGACCAGGAGTGCACGGAGTTACATTAGATGACGGTACTATTATTATTAATAAAAATCTTTCACCGGTACAACAAAAAGTTGCTGAATCTCACGAAAGAGTTCATAGAGAGCAAATACTTCGTAAAGATTTAAGTTATGATGATGATTATGTGTATTGGAAAGGCAATAAGTATCCTAGAAAAGGAATGAAAGAAGGTTTTCCTAAATTAGAATGGGAAGCAGAAGCATATAGAAGACAATCAAAAAAATAAACAAAATGGATTTACCTATTACCAAAAGAGTACATGCTCAAAAAAAAGCACCAGCGCCTCACTGCCCAAGCTGTATGAAACCAATTGGAAGCTGTGGATGTGCAATGCGTGGAAATAAAAAAATTCAAAGAGGCAACTAAAAACAATAATTTAATTTAATGTAATGAAAATAAGTGAACACATAAGTATGAAAGAGGCTTTGCGTTCTAATACGGCAAAGCGTTTAGGTATTGATAATATGCCAGATAACGATACTCTTGTAACTATGCAAATAACTGCACAGCATATTTTTGAACCCTTAAGAAACAAATTTAACGAACCTATATATATATCATCATTTTATAGATCACCTGAGCTTAATAAAGCTATTGGAGGATCTACTAGTTCGCAACATTGTAAAGGTGAAGCGATTGATATTGATGATGTGTATAGCAAAGCTTCTAATGCTGACTTTTTTAATTACATTAAAGATAAATTAGAATTTGATCAGTTAATATGGGAGTTTGGTGATGATGAAAACCCAGCTTGGGTTCATGCTAGTTATAGCTTAGGTAAAAATAGAATGAGAGTTCTTAAGGCTATTAAAGAAAATGGTAGAACAAAATATATAAACATTACAAATGAATGATCCAATTACTTCAAGGGTGCAAAAAGCACCTTTAATGAAAAAATCAAAACCACCTGCACCTTCTAAAAAGAAAAGCTTAGGTTATTATAATAAAGCTAATCCAACAGGAACAGGAGCGGCTGCTGGTGGTGGTATGACAGCAAAGGGTACTGCAAAATACAGAAGAGATAACCCTGGAAGTAAATTGAAAACAGCGGTTACAACACCGCCTAGCAAATTAAAACCCGGTAGCAAAGCTGCCAAAAGAAGAAAATCATTTTGTGCGAGATCAAAAGGCTGGACTGGTGAAAGAGGTAAGGCTGCTCGTAGAAGATGGAATTGTTAATTTAAATTTTATATTATGAATATAATCACAATTACTCTAGTTATTATAACTATTTTATCAATTTTATTAAACTTTTATTTAATTTATCTATATACAGGTAAAATTAAAGATGCAGACCGTGATATGATTGCTGATTCAGCAGAAGAGGCTGCGGCTAAAATAAAAGAAAGAGCGCAAAGAGTTGTGCAGGAAATGAAAGACATAGGTGCTGCTGTAAAAGAAGTTGGTAACCAAATTGGAGATATACCATCTGCAGCAACAGGAAAAACAAGAGTAGGTAGAAAACCTAAAAAATAATGGCTGATAAGAAAAAATTTAAAGACACAGCTGTCGGACAATTTTTACTTAACAAAATTCCAAATGTTGTAGGAGCTATAGCGGGTGATACACCTGTAGGCTCTGTTATACAGGCTATAATTGGAGGATCTGATATGTCAGATTCTGATAAAGAAATTGCTCTTGAAAAATTAAAAATGGAAAGAGCTGAGATAGACGGCGTAACAAAACGTTGGGTTGCTGATGCAAGATCTGGTTCTTGGCTGGCTTCTAATGTTCGTCCATTGGTTTTAGTGTTTTTAGTTATATCCTATGTTATAGGTTGGTATCTAGGGTATTCATTAGATAATATAACTTCATTATTAACTATAGTAATCGGAGGCTATTTCGGATCTCGTGGAGTCGAAAAAGTCTTTGGAAATAAAATGCACAGATAAATGGCTAGAATATCATCTTATACAAAAGACACAGTATTAACTGATAATGATCAATTAATAGGAACTGACGCAAATGGTAGTAGTACTAAAAATTATTCTTTAAATTCATTATTAGGATATATACAAAGCAAAGCTACCTTTAATGCGTCTACAACTATTTTTAATCAATCTTCAGCAGCAACGACATGGAATATTACGCATACAATGGAAAAGTTTCCATCTGTAACAGTAGTAGATAGTTCAGAAAATGTTGTAATTGGAGAAATAATATACAATAGTAATAGCTCAATAACATTAACATTTGCTTCTGCTTTTTCTGGCAAAGCATATTTAAACTAATAAAAAATGGCAGTAAATTATCTATCTAGCATAGATCTTAACAAAAATGAATTACAAAACGCAAAGATCCATGTATTAGCCACTGCGCCTTCAAATCCTCAAGAAGGTCAGATTTATTATAATTCTACAGATAATAAATTATATTTTTATGATGGCACTTCTTTTGTTGATGCATCAGGAGATATTAAAAGTGTAGTTACATCTACCTCAACAACATTACAAATAACAGATTCAAACGGTCCTAATCCTAGTATTGCAACTGTAACGGCAGCTATAACAAATGGAGGTACAGGATTAGCTACAGGAGATCAAATATATGATTTTGTTACTGATTCAGCAACAACAATTGCTTCTCTTAATGCAATTACAGAAAATGTTACAATAGGTGATGCAACTGATGTAACAGTAACTACGTCTGGAGATTTAGAAGTTACAGGAGATTTAACAGTAAATGGAACAACCACAACTGTAAATTCAAATACAGTAACTATAGATGATCCTGTATTTACTTTAGGAGGTGATACAGCCCCATCTTCAGATGATAACAAAGATAGAGGTATTGAATTTAGATACCACGACGGTTCAACTGCTAAATTAGGATTTTTTGGTTTTGATGATTCAACTGGTGATTTTACATTTTTAACATCAGCCACTAATTCATCTGAAGTATTTTCTGGTACTAAAGGTAATTTAGATATAAATAATATTAGTTTATCAGGTTCCATTACTAGTGTTGACGGTGCTGCTCCAACCAATGGTCAAATACTTATAGGTAATGGCTCTAATAACGATATGCAGCTTGCTACAATAACAGCTGGCGAGGGTATTGATATTACAAATGCAGCTGGTAGTATAACAATAGATGCAGAAGATTCATCTACAACAAACAAAGGTGTTGTTCAATTAGCAACAGATGCTGAAGCATTAGCCGGCACAGATACAGCAAAAGTAGTAACACCTGCTGGTTTAGCAGCAAGAAGCTTTTCTACATCAATAGGTGATGGATCAGCTACATCAATAACAGTAACACACAATTTAAACTCAAGAGATGTTATAATACAACTATATGATAATAGTTCTTATGATACTGTATTTGCGGATGTAGTAAGAACAACAGTGGATACAGCAACAATTTCTTTTGCGGCTGCACCTGCTTCAGGAGATATTAGAGTATTGGTTACTAAAATAGATTAATAAATATGAGCATTAAATTTCAATCGCCATTAGGGCTTTCAGCACATCGTGCAATAGCACACAGCGATTCCGCTCAAACATTAACGGTTAAAGTTGTAACTAAAACAGCTGCACATCCAGAATATGGTAACGGAAGTTCTAGTGGATATATTATAGATAACGTTGAGGGTGCTTATATTGAATTAACACCTGGAAACACATATAAATTTGATCAATCAGATTCTTCAAATAATGGGCATCCATTAAGACTTTATGAAGATGCTGCAAAAACTACTGCATATACAACAGGTGTAACAACTAATGGAACTCCAGGAACTTCTGGAGCATATACACAAATAATACCTACGGTATCAACTCCCCCAATACTATTCTACCAATGCAGCGCTCATTCTCTTATGGGTAGTTATATTAAATTTGGTACAGGATCACAGGGAGATACATATACATTAAGCGCTACGCAAGATGGTGACAATGTAGATATATTATTAGATGCTGGTTCTGGTACAGATTCAACGGTACAACTTACAGCTGGTAATAATATTACACTTACTAGGAGTAGTGCCCAAGAAATTGAAATAGCTTCTTCGGGTGGAGGTGGCGGAACTGTGACTGTAGAAAAAAATGTATATACAGGAGACGGTTCGGATACAACATTTAATACCTCGACTGCAATTGTAAATGAAAACAATGTTCAAGTATATATAGATGGTGTTTACCAATCAAAAGATAACTATACTACAAGCGGAAGTACTGTAACCTTTTCTACAGCACCTCCCAATACGACATCTGTTGAATTGATACACATGGTAGCAGTTGATGGTGTGATAGCTAGAGACGGTTTTACAGGTAATGGGTCAACAACAGCATTCGTGCTTTCTATGAGTATTACGAATGAAAATGCTACGCAAGTATACATTGATGGTGTTTATCAAAGTAAAGATAATTATACAACTTCCGGTAGCACATTAACGTTCTCCACCGCACCACCAAACAGTGCTGCCGTAGAGGTTGTTCATATAAAAGCAGTTGATGCTTCTTCATTAAATCAAAATAGCTTTACGGGAAATGGGTCAACAACAGCGTTTACCTTATCTCAAAGCGTTGATAATGAAAATAAAACATTCGTATTTATACAGGGTATATACCAAGAGAAAAGTATGTATAGCATAAGTGGTAATACTATTACATTTTCAACAGCTCCTCAAAATGGGTATACTGTTGAAGTAATGGCATTTAGCACTATAACAATTGGTAATGAAAATTTAGTAACTTCCGTCAATGGTCAAACAGGTGACGTAACAGTAAGCGGTGGAACAGACTGGCAGTCTACTATAAAAACAGCAGACTTTACAGCTGTAGCAGGTAATGGATACCTTGTAAATACTACAAGTGCTGCAATAACTGTAACACTTCCAAGTTCACCTAGTGCTGGTGATGAATTAACTATAGTAGATTACGCTGGTACTGCGGATACAAATAACATAACTATAACATCCTCTGATAATATTAATGGCTCATCTGGTGATGTATCAATAGATTACGAAAGAGGCGGAGTATCTATGGTTTATGTAGATGCTACTCAAGGTTGGATAGCTTATAATGCCGCTAATGAAACTGCCACAGCTTTAGCTAATCCTATATTAAATTTTAGCGCTGATTATTTAGTGGTCGCTGGTGGCGGCGGCGGAGGTGGCGTTACTTCTCCAGCAAGAGGCGGAGGAGGAGGAGCTGGAGGTTTGAGAACTTCCTACGGAACAACTACAGGAGGAGGCGGTAGCGCTGAAAGTTCTTTAAGTTTATTTACCGCAACAAATTACACTGTAACGGTAGGTACTGGCGGATCAACAGGAACTCAAGGAAATAATTCAGTTTTTTCAACAATTACTTCTACTGGTGGTGGATTTGGTGGCGCTTATAATATTACGCCAGCAAAAGTTGGTGGCACTGGAGGTTCTGGCGGTGGTTCTGGAGCAGATGCTGGAAATAATTCATCTTTAAGAGGATTAGCTGTAACTTCGCCAGTAGTACAAGGTTATGATGGAGGATATGGATTAGTAGCCTCTGGATGCGATGGTGGAGGCGGCGGTGGAGCTGGCTCTGTAGGAGGCAATGGTGAGTTAAGAACAGCTACAGGAGGAGTAGGTGGCGATGGATTAGCTGTTAATATATTAAATTCTACAAATGCTGGAACTGCATCTGTGGGAGAAATTTCTGGGTCAGATGTTTATTATGCTGGAGGAGCTGGTGGCGGGTCTGATAGTAGCGCAGTTGGTAGGAGAGCTGGAGGCATTGGCGGTGGTGGTGCTGGAGGTAGCGGGCCAACTGGAGTTAATTATGGCGATGCTGGAGATCCTAATACAGGCGGCGGTGGCGGCGCTGGAGGAGAGGGGGGAACCCCGGCAAATGGTGGTTCTGGAGTAGTAATTTTACGCTACCCAAGCGCTTACAGTATAACAGTAGGTTCTGGTATTACCGAAGCAAGCGGCTCACCATTCACAGAGGGATCGGATAAAGTATCAGTATTTACTGGCGGAACAGGAAATATATCATTTAGTTAATTATGGCACATTACGCTTTTTTAAACATGCAAAACATTGTTACCGAGGTAATAGTAGGAAAAGACGAAACAGATGGTCCAACAAACTGGGAGATCCACTATGGCAATATCAGAGAGCAAGTTTGTAAACGTACCTCTTATAATACAAAAGGAGGAGTACACTCAAGTAATGGCGCTCCTTTTAGAAAAAATTATGCTGGTGTCGGATATACATACGATGAAACAAGAAATGCTTTTATTCCACCCAAACCATTTGATAGCTGGACACTAAATGAAACTAGTTGTTTATGGGAAGCTCCTGTGGCTATGCCAGATGATGGACAAAGATACGAGTGGAATGAAGAAACAACAAGTTGGGATTTAATAACAGAATAAATAAATAATTATGGCATTAACTAAAGTAACAGCAGCAGTATTAAATGACGATGCTGTATCATACGATAAGCTTGGAGCTGAATTTACAACAGCAGCAGCAATATCTGCTAGTGCTGTGGACTTTAGTACAGCTCAAGTATTTACAAAAACATTAACAGCAGATACAACATTAACATTTTCGAATGTATCTACAGGTATGGTTAAAGATCTTGTACTAACAGGAAGTTATGTACTAACTCTACCAGCATCTGTAAAGGTTATATCTGGGACATATGACGGAACAGTTAGCAATCTTATTCAGATAGCATCGACAAACGGAGCTACAGAACAATGGGCAACTATTAGCAAGCAAGCAGTATAATTATGGGAAAGAAAGCAATAAATAAAAACGGAACTATAAAAGTATACGAAGGTGTGCCAAAAGTGTTATATGCATCTAATGGAACACATTTAAATGCTCAAGCAATGAGTGATGCTGCACTTAGAGCAGCGGGATTGTTTGATGTAGTGCTACCAGAAGATTATAACTCAGCTATTCATAATTTAAGTGATATATTCTTTGACTCAGCTAATACTGTTTACACGTATACTAAAACTGATAAAACTTGGGACGCTACACTTGACGAGATGAAGGCAAATAAAATAGTTAATTTAAAAGCCTCTGCTCATTCCAAATTAGCTAATACTGATTGGTATATCCTTAGAGCGTTAAATGGTGGTACAACAGTCCCAGAATCTGTTACAACAGATAGAGCAGCAATATTATCTGCTGTAGAAACGAAAGAAAGTGAAATCAACGCTTTAACAGAAAAAAGCGATGTAGTTGTGTATAGCATAAACCTAGATTAATGCTTGGTAAGAAATTAATAAACGCAGGACCAGCGGCAACTGGCGGAGCAAATACTTTTGCTTCAGAAAACTTTAACACTGTACTCTATACAGGTAACGGAGGTACTCAACGTATAGGAGGGTATATAAATAGAGGTGCTGTATTTAATGGTAGTAGTAGTAGTATTTCTACGAATGTCATTCCTTTGAGCGGAACATCTTTTAGCATATCCTCTTGGGTTTATAGAAACACCAATAATACGGTTAGTATAATTTTTGGTCAATCAGACCAATCAAATGGAACACCGTTTTTAAGTATAGGTTTTGACACTAATAATAATTTAGAATTATTAAACAGAAATGCATCATCTACAGGTCTAGACCTTTACATAAATTCAGCCACACACGGAGTAGGGATTAATGCTTGGTATAATATAGTTTGGACTTGTTCTACAACGGAATCTAAATTATATGTTAATGGTGTTTTAAAGGATACAACTTCATTTACAGCAAACAGCTACTCATTCCCATCGCAATATATAGGTGCGAGAATGAGAACTACAGGTGTGACTAATAATTGGAATGGTAAAATAGACCAATTAAGAATCTTCGACAAAGCATTATCTTCTACCGAAGTAACTACTCTATATGGAGAAACTCACGCTTCTACTACTATATCTACTACGGATATTTTTAATGATAATTCAGGTGTTGCTTTATACCAATTAGATGGTAATGCAAATGATACAGGAGGAGCAAGTGGGAAGTTTGGAAGTGCTGCTATATTTAATGGGAGTAGTAGTAAAATTACTTTACCAAATAGCTCCGCTTTTGATGTTAATACAACAGGAGAATTTTCAATATCCGCTTGGATAAAACCAAACACTTTGTCAAGCAGAAACCCAATATTATGTAGTACATCCACGTCTGACCCTGCAGATTCCTCATTTATTGATTATAGATTAACTCTTTGGACTAATGGTTTTCCTAAAATGGATCAAAGTTTTGGTGGAGGTACAGGTACTCAAATTAGTGCTCTCTCTTCAGTTGCAGCTAACGTTGGTGAGTGGAATCACGTTGTTGGAACAATAAAGCATAATGGAGATGTTAAAGTGTATTTAAACGGAGTATTAACAGGCACAAATACAAACGCAGGTTCAACAACAAGAAGTTCTTACATTCCCACTATAGGGACTTATGGTTCAACCCATAAGACGGATGGTTTAATAGACCAAGTAAGAGTGTACAATACAGAGCTTTCACAATCAGACGTAAACACCTTATATGCCGAAACAGCTTCTTCTACAATATCTATAAGTGGTTTACAAGCACACTATAAGTTTGAAGGAGATGCAAGAGATGAGCAACAATTATACGATGGTACTGCAACTAACGTAACCTACGCTTACGATGGCACTGCCTCTAACGTAATTTACCAAGAGGCTACAAATTTTTCTCCTGATTTTATTTGGATAAAAAACCGCTCAACAGGTTCTAATCATATTTTGCAAAATACTGTCGCAGGTATAAATCATCCTCAATACTCTGATGCGTCTTATTTAGGTTCTGCAGATTCAGTATTTGGTCACGTTGATTCAGTTTCAAGTAATGGTTTTGCGGTTGATGAAGGAAATTCAGGAGAGGCTAATGCAAATAAGTCAGGAGATGACTACGCAGCTTGGTGTTTCAATGCAGGAGAAGGTGCAGCAGCTACTAATAACGACGGAACTATAGAAAGTACTGTAAAGGCTAATCAGGATGCAGGGTTTAGTATTGTGAATTTTACATCAATTTTTAATGTTACTCAAACTGCGGGACACGGATTATCTTCTACTCCTGAAATGATTATTATTAAGCACGTTGATGATGCATCAAATTGGTATGTTTGGACAAAAGATTTAACATCAGGAAACTCACTTGCATTAAATTTAACAAGAGCTCAAAACACTGATTTATCTTTTACTGTAAATCCAACTACTTTTACAACAAATTGGACTAATACAAGTCGTGACTACATCGCCTACTGCTTCCACAGCGTAGACAACTACCAAAAAATCGGTAGCTATACAGGGAATGGCTCTACTAATGGAACTATTGTAGAGACAGGATTTGAACCTGCATTTGTAATGATTAAATCATCCTCAACTACGGCTCATTGGAATATAGTGGATAACAAGAGAGATACAACAAACCCTGCAACACAAAGATTATTTGCAAACTTAAGTAATGCAGAATCAGCAGGTATAAATGTTTTAGATTTTTTAAGTAATGGTTTTCAGATAAAAAATAATGATGTTGGATTTAATGGTAATAATGAAACCTACATCTACCTAGCTATAGCAGCAGACCCTGATACTACAACTCCAACTGTAGAGAATAGCTTTGATGTTGTTACTTATACAGGTAATGGCGGAACTCAAAGTATTGATACAGATTTTAAGCCCGACCTTGTGTGGGTTAAGTCAAGGGATGCATCTCATCACCACGTTTTAGTTGATTCTGTAAGAGGCTCTGAAGGCTTGTATGGCAGATTATTTTCTAGTACAACAGGTGCTGAAAACACTACTAGTACTGATACTATAACCAACATATATACAGACGGATTTACGGTAAATTCAGCAGGGTCAGGTTCTTATGTAAATGACAGTTCAACGGATTACGTAGCTTGGGTTTTCAAGGCAGGAGACCACGATGACAACTTACCACAGATAAACACAGAGGGTACTATAGATAGTGTAGTAAGTGTAAATGCAGAGGCAGGGTTTAGTATTGTGAAGTATACAGGGACAGGTTCTAACGCAAGTTTTGGACACGGATTAAGCTCGTTACCTGAACTGGTTATAGTAAAAAGAACAAGTGCTACAGAGGATTGGTTTGTATTGTATGATACAACAAATACGCCACCAAATTATATGAAACTAAACACAACTTCGGCAGGCGGTACTTCTTCTGGTGTATTTCCAAGTCCAGCTACAAGTACAGTTGTAAATGTAGGAAATGATACATCAACTAATTCAAGTGGTTCAACTTACATCGCCTACTGCTTCCACTCTGTTACAGGTTATCAGAAGGTAGGGAGTTATACAGGGAATGGAGGGACATTATCAGTTACAACAGAATTTGCTCCAAGATTTGTAATACTTAAACCGACATCCTTATCAGATAATTGGATGATATACGATACTTCAAGAGGAAAAGATATTGTATTGTTTCCTAACTTATCTAATGCTGACACTACATATGCAGGTAGATTTAGTTTTTTAAGCGATGGGTTTCAATTATCAACAAGTAATTCAGGATGGAATGGTAGTGGAGAAACCTACATCTATTTAGCAATAAAATAATGGAGCAATTGAAGATTGTAACTAACATGTAATAATATAATTAACTAAATATAAATAAAATGGAAATTAAATTAAATCAAGAACAAATTAATAAAATAACTCAAATATTAAACGAGTTCCCAATTAAAGAACTAGCTAAAGTACAAGCTATTTCTACAATTTTGCAAGAATCAAATAATAATAAAAATGAATCTAATAAGAAAAATTAGTATTGGGCGTGATTATAAGAACGATGCAATGCACTACAGTGTTGGGCAAGAAGTTTTTGGGGGTCACACTATATCAGAAATACTAGAAGAGGAAGACTGCTATAAAATATATATTAAAAAAAACGATGAGGTTTTACCTTGGAAAGAGTTTAATAAAAACATGGCAGTATCAATTGAATTTAATTTAGAATATTAATGAAGCATACGTATGCTTATATTGTTGAACCAATTAACGGTAGATACAATAATAAAAAAGATGTTGAAGGTCAAGAGTTAATATTAAATACATCAGTAGAAGATCACAAGTTTGTAAATAGATTGGGTATTATAATTGAAACACCAATTATTAAAGATGAATATAATTTACAAATAGGTGATGAAGTAATTATTCATCATAATGTATTTAGAAGATATTATGACATGCGAGGTAATGAAAAAAATAGTCGTAACTATTTTAAAGAAGACAAATACTTTTGCTTTAGTGACCAAATATTTTTATATAAAAGAGGTAGTAAATGGTACACGCCACCGGGTTTTTGCTTTGTAAAACCAATTAAAAGCACAAATAATCTTACAGAAGATAAAGAAGAGCCGCTCACAGGCGTTTTAAAGCACTTAGGGAGCAATTTAAGAGACTTTGGTTTAGGCAATGATGATATAATAGGTTTTACACCAAATAGTGAATATGAATTTGTTATAGACAACGAAAGATTATATAGAGTACCACTTAATTCAATTTCAATTAAATATGAACGCAAAGGAACTGAAGTCGAGTATAATACAAGCTGGGTATAAAGCAGTACACGAACTTATACGGGTAGCAGAGGAAGAAATAATTGTTGAAGGCGGCGATGATGAGCTTGCTGCTGATAGATTAAAAAATGCTGCTGCAACTAAAAAGCTTGCAATATTCGATGCTTTTGAAATTCTTACACGCATAGAGGCTGAAAAGAATTTGATGGAAGATAAACCCATTGAAAAGAAAGAAGCATTTGGTGGATTTGCTGAAAGAAGATCTAAATAATGTACGAACAGACATTAGTTAAAACCGTAACTCCTGTTAAACCTAACGTAATCAAAAGATTAAATAGGTATAATAAATGGTTATACGGATATAATAAAGAATACGACATTGTTGTAATTAGCAAAAATGGCAAGATAGGTGAAATCATTGAGCTACAGGGATTGTGTATAGCATTACCACCGCCGCCAAAAGAAATAGATAACAATGACAGTAGATGGATGCCTCATGAGTTCCCTAAGGAACTTAAAAATGTAAAAAGTATATTTGATTGGGAGTCATATCCAGAATCTTTTAAAAATAAATGGTATGAATATATTGATAGAGAATTTACTAGACGCGAGGAAGGTTATTGGTTTATTAATAAAAATGTTCCTACTTTTATCACTGGCTCTCATTATATGTACCTGCAGCACACCAAAATTGATGTTGGGAAACCAGACTATAGGGAAGCGAATAGATTATTCTTCATATTCTGGGAAGCTTGCAAAGCAGATAAAAGGTGTTACGGAATGTGCTACCTCAAGAATAGACGGTCTGGATTTAGCTTTATGTCATCAGCAGAGACTGTTAACCAAGCTACAATTACATCAGATGCTAGATTTGGAATATTGTCAAAGTCTGGATCCGATGCAAAGAAAATGTTCACGGACAAGGTGGTACCGATATCGGTCAACTACCCGTTCTTTTTCAAACCAATACAAGACGGAATGGACAGACCCAAGTCCGAACTTGCCTACAGAGTCCCCGCGTCGAAGCTTACCAAAAAGAGTATTACCCAAACCAGTGAAAAACAGATATTAGAAGGGCTTGATACAACAATTGATTGGAAAAATACCGGAGACAACAGTTATGACGGTGAAAAGCTTAAATTATTAGTACACGATGAATCGGGCAAATGGGAAAGACCTGATAACATATTAAACAACTGGCGTGTAACAAAAACAACATTACGATTAGGTAGTAGAATTATAGGAAAGTGTATGATGGGATCAACATCCAATGCATTAGAAAAAGGTGGTGACAACTTCAAAAAGCTTTATTATGACTCAGACGTTACAAGACGCAACAAAAATGGACAGACTAGCTCGGGATTATATAGTTTGTTCATACCTATGGAATGGAACTACGAAGGATACATTGATTCTTTTGGATACCCTGTCTTTGATACTACACAAGAACCCGTCCTTGGAAATGATGAAGAGTATATTGATACTGGAGTCATAGAATTTTGGGAAAACGAAGTTGAAGGTTTAAAACATGATAGTGACGGATTAAATGAATACTATCGTCAATTCCCTCGTACTGAAGAACATGCATTTAGAGATGAAGCTAAGAACAGTATATTTAATTTAAGTAAAATATACGAGCAAATTGATTTTAATGAGAGTGCCACTCGTGATGGGCTTGTTACCAAAGGATCGTTTTCTTGGGAAAATGGAATAAAAGATAGTAAAGTAATATTTACACCTAACAATAACGGTAGATTTTTTATTAGCTGGACGCCTCCTAAAAACCTAGAAAACAACGTAATAATAAAGAATGGGATGAAATATCCTGGTAATGAACATATTGGTGCATTTGGATGTGACTCATATGATATATCAGGAACTACAGATGGAGTAGGCTCTAAAGGTTCGCTGCATGGTCTTACTAAATTTAGTATGGAAGATGCACCACCTAATACATTTTTTTTAGAATATGTTGCTAGACCTCAAACTGCTGAAATATTTTTTGAAGATATGCTTATGGCTTTAGTGTATTACGGTATGCCAATATTAGCAGAAAACAATAAACCTAGATTACTATACTATTTAAAACGAAGAGGTTACAGGGGATTCTCAATGAATCGTCCTGATAAAATTTGGAATAAATTATCTGTAACGGAAAAAGAAATAGGAGGTATACCTAATACGTCAGAAGATATAAAACAAGCTCACGCTGCTGCTATAGAAACTTATATAGATAAATATGTTGGTTATAATGAAGAGGGTAGCGGGAATATATATTTTAACAGAACACTGAATGATTGGGCAAAGTTTGATATAAATAAAAGAACAAAATATGATGCAACTATTAGTTCCGGGCTCGCTGTTATGGCTTGCAATAGGCATTTATATCATCCGAAACCAAAATACGAAAAACAATCATTAGGAATAAAAATAAAAAGATTTAATAATAAAGGAATGCATTCGCAAATAATTAAGTAGCATGGCTGAAACAATATTAAAAAGTTCATTTCCGAGTCAAATCGCAAGCGATGCTGAAAAGGCTAGTTTAGAATATGGATTAAAAGTGGCTCGTGCTATTGAACACGAATGGTTTAAAAGAGACTCTGGAGCTACGCGTTTTTATTCTAACAGAGATGAATATCATAGACTTAGACTATATGCAAGAGGTGAACAGTCTGTAAAAAAATATAAAGATGAATTATCTATTAATGGTGATTTATCATATCTTAATTTAGATTGGAAACCGGTACCTATTATCCCAAAGTTTGTAGACATTGTAGTAAATGGAATGTCAGATAGACTATATGATGTTAAGGCTTTTAGCCAAGACCCTTCTTCTGTAAAACAAAGAACAGACTATGTTGATTCCATTATGGATGATATGCAGACTAAAGAAATATCTGATCAAATACAACAGCAGTTAGGAGTTAACGTGTATAGCAACGATCCTAATAATTTGCCAGAGTCTAAAGAAGAGTTATCATTACATATGCAGCTTGAATACAAACAAGCCATTGAAATTGCACAAGAGCAAGCTATTAACTCTGTAATGAATTCTAATAATTATGATTTACTTCAAAGAAGAGTAAACTATGATTTAACAGTTGTAGGAATTGGCTGTGTTAAAAATGAATTTAATAAGTCTGAAGGTATTAAACTTAAGTATGTTGACCCTGCAGATATTGTTTATTCATATACATATTCACCTTATTTTGACGATATATATTATATAGGTGAAGTTAAAAGCGTTACAATTAACGAATTAAAACAACAGTTTCCAGAATTAACTGAAGAAGATTTAGAAAATTTAACTAAGCAAGGTGTACAAACACCAGCATCTCATAATAAGTTTGTTAATGAAGACAGTGTTTTAGATGCTAATACTATTCAGGTTTTATATTTTAATTATAAAACATATAATAATGAAGTATTTAAAATAAAGAAAACAGCATCCGGTGCTGAAAAAGCAATTCCAAAAAACGATCAATTTAATCCACCTAAAGATGACAGATCTAGATTTAGTAAAGAATCAAGATCAATTGAAGTTGTTTATGATGGAGCATTTGTTTTAGGAACTAAAAAAATATTAAAATGGGGTATTGCTAAAAATATGGTTCGACCTAAAAGCGATACCACAAAAGCAATGCTTAATTATCACGTTGTAGCCCCTAGATTATATAAAGGACGCATTGAATCATTAGTAGGACGTATAACAGGTTTTGCTGATATGATTCAGTTAACACATTTAAAATTACAACAGGTATTATCAAGAATGATACCAGATGGAGTTTATTTAGATGCAGACGGTTTAGCTGAAATAGATTTAGGTAATGGAACAAATTATAATCCTCAAGAAGCATTAAATATGTTTTTTCAAACAGGTTCTGTTATTGGTAGGTCACTTACACAAGATGGTGATATGAATCCCGGCAAAGTGCCAATTCAAGAATTAACATCTAATGGTGGTAATAATAAAATAAGTTCACTTATAAATACTTATAATTATTATTTACAAATGATCCGCGATGTGACAGGATTAAATGAAGCAAGAGATGGTTCCATGCCAGATAAAAATGCTTTGGTTGGTGTGCAAAAACTTGCGGCTGCAAATTCAAATACAGCAACAAGACACATATTACAATCAAGCTTATACCTTACGGCTAAAACAGCTGAGGCTATTAGCTTACGTATATCTGATGTGTTAGAATTTTCACCAACAAGAGATTCTTTTATTTCTAGCATTGGAAGATTTAATGTAGGAACTTTAGAGGATATTAAAACTATGCATTTGCACGATTTTGGTATTTACATAGAATTATCTCCTGATGAAGAAGAAAAAGGAATGCTTGAAAATAACATTCAACAAGCATTAGCTAAAGATCAAATATATCTTGAGGATGCAATTGATATTAGAGAAATTAAAAATATTAAGCTTGCTAATCAATTATTAAAAGTGCGTAGAAGAAAGAAACTACAGCAAGATCAAGAGTCGCAACAGCGTAATATTCAAGCACAAGCAGATGCTAATTCACAAAATACGCAAGTAGCTGCTCAAATGGAAATTCAAAAGAATGAGGCAATAACAGGGCAAAAGGTTCAGCTAATTCAAATTGAAAATAATCTTGAAATGCAAAAAATGCAACAAGAAAAAGAACTTAAGAAAGAGCTTATGAAATATGAGTTTGATCTTAATATGGCTCTCAAAGATAAAGAGGGTGAAGCTTTTAATAATAAAGAAAAATATAAAGAAGACAGAAAAGACGAAAGAACTCGTATACAAGCTTCACAACAATCTCAACTTATAGAACAACGCAAAGATAAAAAAGGCGAACAAACATTTGAATCTGCTGGTAATGACACCATGGGTAGCGGATTCAACTTAGAGGCTTTTGAGCCAAGATAGTAATACCCTTAATTAATTTTATAATATTTTATCATGTCAGAAGAAACAAACCAAGAAGAGACTGTACAAGAAACAGTTGAACAAAAAACTGAAGAACAACCACAAGAAGAAGTTCAAACAGAAGAAACGTCAAAAAATGTTACCGTTGATGATGATGGTACCATAAAAATAGATTTAAGACAACAACCTCAAACAGAAGAAACAAATGCCGTTCAAGAGCAAGAAACAACAAGCGTGGATGTGGGCGAACGAACCGAAGATAGCCCGGAAATGGACCAAGAAATACGGCCCGATAACAATGAAGGTGAAGCAGAAGAGCAAACGCTAGAGCTTGTACAGGAAGAGGTAGTAGAGGAAAAAGAGCTCACATTAGCGGATAAAATAAAAGATATTCCTAATAAGCTTAAAGAACAAGAGGAAAGTGTAAATAATAATCAAGAAACCAACGAGTTACCAGAAAATATTGACAAGTTAGTCAAATTTATGGAAGACACCGGCGGAACACTTGAAGACTACGTAAGTCTTAATAAAGATTATGATAGTATGGATGACATGCAATTACTGCGTGAGTACTATCAACAAACAAAACCGCATTTATCAACAGATGAAATTGATTTTTTAATTGATGATAATTTTTCATATGATGAAGAAGTTGATGAAGAGCGAGATGTAAAAAGAAAAAAATTACTATTTAAAGAATCAATTGCTGAAGCTAAATCAAATCTTTCTAATCTGAAGAATCAATATTACGATGATCTTAAGTTAAGTTCAAAGTTAACTCCAGACCAAAAAGAAGCGGTTCAGTTTTACAACGATTATAAAGTTGAGCAGGAATCAACACAAAAATTGCGTGAACAGCAAAGAAATGTTTTTGAACAACAAACTAATAAATTATTTTCTGATGAATTCAAAGGTTTTGAATATAAAGTTGGAAGTAATAAATACAGGTTTAATGTAAAAGACATTGATAATGTTAAATCATCTCAATCAGATATAAATACATTAGTCAGCAGGTTTGTTGACAATAACAATGAATTATCTGATGCAGCTGGTTATCATAAAGCATTATTTACTGCTATGAATGCAGACAGTATTGCAAATCACTTTTACGAACAAGGCAAGGCAGACGCTATTAAAGAGTCTATGGCAAAATCTAAAAATGTAGATATGGCACCTCGTCAAGGTCACGAAGCGGTTACAACTGATTCTGGATTTAAAATACGTGCAATTAGTGGAGATGATAGCTCTAGATTAAGAGTTAAAATTAAACAATAATAAATAATAATTAAAAATGGGATTATTTGAAACAGGTGGATCGTTTCCAGCAGGATTAACGCCTTCACCTACTAAAACACTTTTTTCAGGAAATTACCTGACTTTTGATTCTGCCACTGGTGGTGGAACATTTGCACAACAATTCTTACCAGACGTATATGAAAAAGAAGTTGAGCGTTACGGAAATCGTTCAGTATCTTCTTTCTTACGTATGGTTGGAGCTGAGATTCCTTCTGCATCAGATCAAATTATTTGGTCAGAGCAAGGAAGACTGCACATCGCTTATGATGCTGCTGCTGCTAATACAGGAACTAACGTAATCACAGAAAATGGACACGCTGTACGCGCTGGACAAACTGTTGCGGTTGCTGAAGGACTTGTAACAGTAAAAGCTGTAGTACTTTCTGTAACTACAAACACATTTACAGTTGCTCCTTATGCTGAGCAAACATTAGATGCTGCTGGTTTATCAACTGGTTCTGCTGTTGCTGTAAAAGTATTTGTTTACGGTTCTGAATTTGCTAAAGGTTCAGCTGGTATGACAGGATCTATTGATGCTGGTTTCCAACAGTTTAGCAACTCACCTATCATTATCAAAGATAAATATTCTATCTCTGGTTCTGATACTGCACAAATTGGATGGGTTGAAGTAACTACTGAAAATGGAGCATCTGGATACTTATGGTATTTAAAGTCTGAGCACGAAACTCGTTTACGTTTTGAAGATTATCTTGAAATGTCAATGGTTGAAGGTGAATTAGCCGCTACTGCTGGTAACGGTTCTGAAGCTAATGACCAAGGATATAAAGGTACTGAAGGTCTTTTCGCTGCTATTGAAAGCAGAGGAAATATTTATCAAAACTTTAACTCTGGAGAAGCTACTTTAGCTAATTCTGGAGCTGATAGAACTGCTCTTCAAGACTTTGATGAAATACTTAAAAATCTTGACAAGCAAGGAGCTATTGAAGAAAACATGCTTTTCTTAAACAGAGCTACTGCGCTTGCTTTTGATGATATGCTAGGAGCTGTAAATGCTCACTATAATGGTGGAACTTCTTACGGAGTATTCAACAATAGCGAGGATATGGCACTTAACCTAGGATTCAGCGGTTTCCGCAGAGGTTCTTATGACTTCTACAAAACTGACTGGAAATATTTAAATGATGCTGCTACACGTGGACTTACTGAAGATATTGATGGTGTAATGGTACCTGCTGGTACTTCAACTGTATACGATCAGCAACTAGGTAAGAACATCAAGCGTCCTTTCCTACACGTTCGTTACAGAGCTTCTGAAGCTGATGATAGAAAAATGAAATCTTGGATCACTGGATCTGTAGGTGGAGTTTACACTTCTGATGTTGATGAAATGAATGTACACTTCTTGTCTGAAAGATGTTTATGTGTTCAGGGAGCTAACAACTTTACTTTATTCAAGTCTGTTGCTCAATCATAATTACTAATGTAAGGATGGGGCGTCTTTAAGGCGCCTCTATCTTTACTTTTTATCAATTTTATTATATTATATTATGGCTAAGAAAAAAGAAGCTATGGAAGCTCCAGAAGCTCCCGTGGCACAGGTGATTGAAACACCACAACCAACAAAACCTATTCAAAAGAAAAATGAATGGGAAATTAAAGATAGAACTTATATTTTAATAGGTAATAAAGCACCTATTACTTTTACCCTTGCGTCAAGACATCATAGCAGAAACCCTTTAATGTGGTGGGATGAAGAAAAAAGTATGAGTAGAGAATTAAGATATGCTTCTAATCAAAACTCACCGTTCAAAGATGAACAAAATGGTTTTTCAACCTTAAAGCATATTGTTTTTAAAAATGGTTCATTATTTGTACCAAAAGCTGACCAAGCTTTACAAAAATTATTATCAGTATATCATCCTCAAAAAAATTTAACTTATTATGAGGCTGATGCAGTTGCCGAAGCTAAAGATGATTTGCAAGATCTTGAACTTGAAATTACAGCACTTAATTTAGCACGTGATTTAGATATAGACCACGCAGAAGCTGTTTTAAGAGTTGAACAAGGTTCAGGAGTATCAAAAATGACTTCTTCAGAAATTAGAAGAGATTTATTGTTATTTGCAAAAAGAAGCCCTGCTACTTTTGTTTCATTAGTAGAAGATGATAATGTACAGTTAAGAAACTTTGCAATTAAAGCGGTTGAAGGCGGTATTATTAATTTATCTGGTGATCAAAAATCATTTCATTGGGCAACTAATAATAAAAAATTAATGTCAGTACCTTTTGAAGAAAATCCATACAGTGCATTTGCATCGTATTTAAAAACAGACGAAGGTGTTGAGGTTTATAAATCAATAGAAAAAAAATTAAAATAAACCACCATAGTGATAGGGTCGCTTCGGTGGCCCTTATCATTATAATATAAAACATATGATTAGCGTAGATACAGTATACCAAAGAGTATTAGCTATTCTGAATAAAGAGAATAGAGGTTATATGACGCCACAAGAATTTAATCTTATGGCTAATCAAGCTCAATTAGAAATATTTGAACAATATTTTTATGATTTAAATCAATTTAATAGAGCTGGTGAAATAAATAATGAGTACGCTAATATTGTAAAAAATATAAAAGAAAAAATTAATTTATTTAAAATTGAAAATTACAATTTAAGTATATCTTCAGGCAAATATACTTTGCCAAGTAATTTATATAGATTAGGTACCGTGCAATATAATAATAATGAAGTTGAACCTATTTCAACTAATGAGTACATTTATATAAATAAATCTCCTCTTGCAAAACCAACAACAACATATCCTGTATATATTAGAGAAAGCGACTCAATACTAATATATCCTACAGATATAGTTTCAACAGTGGTATGTTCTTATATTAAAAAACCAGCAAAAGTTAACTGGACATATTTTGAAGTTGATGGAGTAGCATTATATAATTCTTCAGCGGCTGATCATCAAAATTATGAATTGCATCCATCTGAAGAAACGATACTTGTAAATAAAATATTGACTTATGCTGGGTTATCAATTAAGCAAACTGATATAATTCAAGTTGCCGACGGCAAAGAGAATAAAAAAATAACACAAGAAAAATCATAATAAATGGCATTAGCTAAAGTAATACCCTCAGTACATTACACATCTAGTGATAAAGGCATTTATCAATTTATATCAATTGGCGATATAATAAATAACTTTATTGTTTCACAAATAGGTGATGATAAAATAATTAAAAAAGCTAAGCGTGCTGAAGTACTTTATCATGCTCAGCGAGGAATTGCTGAACTTAATTATGATACTTTGGGTAATATAAAAACACAAGAAATTGAATTACCTCCATCTTTATCTATGCCATTACCTCATGACTATGTTAAAATGGCTGAAGTGAATTTTCTTGATGATGCTGGATTACATCAAATAATTAAGCCAGCTAAATTAACCAGTGAACCTTTTGCAATTTTACAAGATAGCAATTATAATTATTTAAATGATAGCGATGGCTTTCCATTATATGCCAGTGAATCTGAATCACGTCGTAGATTTAAAGAAGGCACAGAGCCAGATGCTCAACAAGATTCAAATATAGATTATCTTGAAGAAGGTTATGGTTATAATGTTGATTATGGTAAAAGATTTGGTTTAGACCCTCAGCACGCTACAAAAAATGGTTTTTATACGATAAATGAATTAACTGGTATAATAAGCTTTACAAGTAATTTAAAAGATAAATTTATTGTAATAAAGTATATATCAGATGGACTCCATGCTGATAGCGATATGAAGGTACACAAGTTTGCTGAAGAAGCTTTATACAAATGCATTATGCATGGACTAGCTTGTGCTAAATCTAATATACCTGAATATCAAATAAATAGAATTAAAAAAGAAAAAAGAGCCGCTATACGCAATGCAAAGCTTAGACTAGCACAATTAAGTCCAGAAGAAATTATTCAAACACTTAGAGGCAAGTCTAAACAAATTAAACACTAATTCATGGCAGAACTAAAGCATACCTTTGTATCCGGAAGGATGGATAAAGACCGAGATGAAAGATTAGTCGAAAATGGTTCATATCGAGATGCTTTAAATATACATATATCCTCTTCTGAAGGCTCAGATGTTGGTGCTGTAGAAAATTTATTAGGCAATAAACAAATATCAAATTTAGGTTTAACAAATCCCTTAACACTTGGCAGCGTAGAATATTCATTAAAAAATAAAATATATTGGATGGTAACATCTGATACTATTGATGGGATATATGAATACGATCAAGACCAAAACTCTGTTTCACCTATTTTAATTGATATTAAAACAAATGGCACAAGTACTTTAAAAGCTGTTACGGTTGAATCTAATGACGAAAATGAATTAACCTTAGATAATATAGTAGAAGCTGAATTAAAAGCTTTATGCGGGTCCATACCCGCCTCAAACGGTTCAGAAACCTTAGTTAAGAATAATTTAAGTGTATCTTCAACTGAACCATATATAAAAATATCAATTCCTAAAAATACAGTTCTCAGAAAAGAAGATGATAAGTTTGTTTTTAAAAATATTGAATACAACGGAAAAGATTTTGGAAATATAAATTTATC